AGAGACATACCTATAAGCTTGAAAGCTAGTAGACGCAGGCAGCAGACACAAAGAAACCCGCCAGATTGCTCCAGCGGGTGTCGTTTTATTTGTCGCAGTACATCCCAATCAATGTACCTATTATTGCTCCTACGAGCACTGGCGCGATTGGCCAGACATTCATTAGGAACTCAATCATATTAAGACTATGATTGTAATTAGAAGCACAAATGCTAAGGTTGCTCGTATTTCACCCTTCATAATTTCCTCCTTGGGTTAGTGTTAGGGCGACTTGCGCCGCCCTAAGCTTTAGTAGTCTTTCAGTTCAGTATACTGGCTGAGATCCTCTATTAGATGAAAGCGAAGCGGCTCGTTCAGCTTCACATTCAATGTGTATCCCTCGCCGTAGCCAGAACCTGAAGTCCACGGTATATCTTTGGCGGACTTCGTTTCTTCCCATGCAGAGTAACTGTCGCCAGAACAACCCGCTGCTTTTATTTTCATAGTGTCCTCCTTCAGGTTAGTGTTAGGGCGACTTGCGCCGCCCTAACTGTTCGCTTAGAGTTCGCGGAGGTTAGACACTTTCCGCGATGTCCGTGCTGCTCCGTCACCCTTGATCATACGGATCTTGGGCTGGGGGAAGGGGCGCTTTACGTACGCCAGAACTATTTCGTCGCTTTCTTTCACCAACTTGGCGAATTTGGCCGATGAAACAGTTTCGCCCTTGTCCACTGTGGTGGCGAAATCGCCGTCGATCCACAACTTCCACCCGTCGACACGAACCTTCGCTTTCACAATCGACGCAACCGCGTCATCCAGCGTTTCGGCGGTGTACTTGCCGCCTTGTGCAGCTTTGATCGTAAAGATCCCGCTACCTTCTTTCGTTTCGACGATCTTGAACGATCCTTCCCAGCTCGGGGTAGTGATTGAATTAGCCATAAGCTAACTCCTTTCTAGATACGCCAGACCGTGGCGCTCTCGGCGTCCGCCGATCTAGCTAGGATGTCCGAACAGGGACTTCAGGTATTAGTCGGTATTTCCTCGGCGTCTGTTCCCGCCGCTTCGACAATTATCTTTTCCCATAACTAGGCCAGAATGTCAAGTTATGGGCTTTTGCCCTGCTAATCCGCTGCAGCTGTCACCATGCCGTCACCGTGCTGGCCATGGTCGATAGAGGGGGGAGGGGGGGTACATGGACTACGGATTTCGCATAGCCCCCTTATTATAGTAATCCTCACACTGCACAGGCCCAAAAAAGGACCGTGTCAAGTTTGTCAAGTTAGCTCCGTAATCTATTGACTGCTAATCGTGGCCATGTATATCTACAAAAAAACGAGGTGCTTTATGGACAACCTTCCCCTGTACCACACCAAATGGTCTGACCGATTAGCCTTTGACATAGCCTTAATGTTGGAAGGCAGCGGTGAAACCGTAGACGAGATTAAAGACCGCCATCATATTACAGCCCATGATCTGACTGCGTTTAACGCAGACCCTATTTTTACAAAACGTGTAGACGCTTACCGGACAGAAGTTACTGAAAAAGGGCTTACGTTTAAACTAAAAGCCCGTGCTCAGGCCGAAGAACTACTTACAACATCGTGGCTTTTAATCCACAACCCTGATGTATCTGCAGCTGTTAAGGCTGATCTTATAAAATCCACGGTTAAGTGGGCTGGGCTTGAGACTAGAAGCGATGACAGTGATGGCCCTACTGGTGGCGTTAAGATTACCATTAACTTAGGCGGTGAAGACAAGACCATGACCGTTGAGCCGGACATTGTGGAGGATGCCCAGATTGCCACTTGACATAGACTACACACCCCCAGCTACGGGGCGTACTTTTATGAGTTCGGATGCTAAGATGCGGGTTCTTATGGGTCCGGTTGGCTCAGGCAAATCCGTTACTTGTTGCTTTGAGGTTGTCCGCAGGGCGTCTGCACAGAAACCGGACGCTACTGGCAAACGGCGAACTCGTGCTGCTGTGGTCCGTGAGACAGCACGGCAGTTACAGGATACCGTTATTAAAACATTTTTGGATTGGTTCCCGCCGGGAGTATGTGGTCGGTACATGCGGACAACTAAGACATATTTTTTTGAGGTGGGAGACGTTGAGTGCGAGATAATGTTCCGCGCGTTAGACGATGCCGACGATGTAGCTAACCTTAACTCGCTAGAGCTTTCGTTTGCGTGGTTTAACGAGTGCCGTGACATACACCCTGACATAATGGACGCTATGTCTAAACGCATTGGGCGTTTCCCCAGTTCCAAGGACGGTGGCCCGACTTGGCACGGGATGTGGGGTGACACTAACCCGCCAACTATGGACACTTGGTGGTACTACCAGATGGAGGGGCTAAGTCCTAAAGACGGAGTAAGTCCTAACGACAATGGTTGGGCTGTGTTTAAGCAACCTAGTGGTCGTAGTGCGTTTGCTGAAAACGTGGAGAATTTACCGGATGAATATTACGACACGCAGGGTCGCAGCGAAGAGTATATTCGGGTGTTTATTGACGGGGAGTACGGGCTAAGTTCGGCAGGACAGCCTGTGTATAAGTACTTCCGACCAGATTACCACATGGCAAACAAACCCCTTAACATAATTAACAACGGCATACGGCCTGTTATTGTGGGCATGGACTTAGGGTTGACACCTGCTGCTGTGGTGGGTCAACTTGATCCTAGAGGCCGGACAATTATTCACGATGAGGCTGTTAGTTTTGATATGGGGGTACAGAGGTTTGTACGCACTGTTCTTAAACCGTTACTTTATGAGCGTTTTGCTGGTGTGCCTGTGCTTGTTGTAGTTGACCCCGCTGGTGTACAACGGGCGCAGACTGATGAACGCAGTGCCGTCGATATAATTAAAGCCGAAGGGCTTAGGGTTATAGCGGCTAAAACTAACAACGTAAGTGCGAGGATCAGCGCGGTTGATAATTTTCTTATGCGTCAAGTTGATGGTGACAGCGCGTTTGTTGTTGACCCTAGGTGTACACAGCTTAAAGCCGCAATGATGGGTGGCTATAGGTTCCACCACAAGAATGGGACTATCGACAAAAACAAACACAGCCATGTAGCTGAAGCTCTGCAATATTTTATGCTGCATATAACAGCTGCAGATGGAGGGGCTTTACTGACGCAACGTCGAGAAATAAAAAAAGTAGCCGCAGGTGGCTGGACTTGACATATGTAAAACAATCTGATAGCGGAGAAATTACACTGCTCCCTGATGATTGTATTCATTAGTTCTCCTACTAGCCCACCGGTTTTTCCTCCACTGCCGGTGGGCTTTTTCTTTACTTGTTTAAAAATTTTATGCGTGTATATACTTGCCCATATTCACAGGAGGTACACATGCCCGAAAATAGACCAATGGATTATCGTAAGCCATCTACAAGGACATTTATAACTAGAGGCGGAAAAGATACCGAAGTCAGAGCCGCTGCGATTGCCGCAGCCGCAGACTTAAAGCGTGTTGCGAACAATAAAAAAGGCATGTTATCTAATGATCCTGTCCAACAAAGTTTAAAACGTCTTAGCGATAGGGCGTATAAACAGGCATATGAAACCAAAGGCGGCGGCGGTAAATAAATATGGTAGGACTTTCTGTATTACGTGTTGTTAGTAACGACCAGATGGTACGTGATGAGGAAGCTGCTTCTAATCGTGCTCTTGAAGACCGTCAAAACACAGAGTTAATTTTAGGACTTACTTCTTACCTAAGACAATGTTGGGATGCAGCACGTATTGCTAAAAAACCCATCGAAGACATAATGCTGAGAGCACTACGCCAACGAGCCGGACAGTACGAGGCGGACAAATTACGACAGATTCAAGGTCAAGGCGGGTCTGAAGTATATATGATGCTCACTGAAGTAAAATGTCGTGGGGCTGAAAGTTGGCTTCGCGACATTTTATTAGATACAGGAACTCCACCTTGGGATTTAACCCCTACACCTATTCCTGATTTGTCGCCCGAGCAATCTGGTATAATACAACAGATTTTTGCGGATAAAGTTCTACAAGCTATCCAAGCTACCCAACAAGCTCCTTCTATTGAAGAAATGGAAGAACTAAAAGAAGTGGTTAGCCAAGACTATAGGTTTAGAATACTACAAGACGCCCAAAATCGTGCCGATAAAATGAAGATACGTATCAATGACCAGTTTGCCCAAGGCGGCTGGCCCGATGCTTTCAATGATTTTATTACTGATTTGGTTACTTACCCGTGTGCGTTTGTTAAAGGACCGATTGTCCGCCGACAACGTATGCTTGGTTGGACTAAAGGACCAGACGGCGCTACTATGGTCGAAGGAACAGACAGGCTAGGACCGGAATACGAGCGCGTAAATCCGTTTAATATGTATCCTGAACCGGGGGTTACTAAATTAAACGACGGTTACTTGTTTCAACACCACCCTATGAGCAGAACACAGTTGGCTGACCTTATAGGTGTTCCCGGGTATGATGACGATGCTATACGTAAAGTATTAGAAATAGGTAATGGGCAGTCTTGGATTAACGAAGATGTAAAGTTGCAGGAAGACGAGCTTGAACGTAAGTATTACGTGTATGATTCGCCTACTGAAACGTATGATGCACTAGAGTTTTGGGGTAAAGTTAGTGGTGAGATGCTACTGGATTGGGGTTTAACTTCAGAAGAGATACCCGACCCTGCTAAAGAATATGATGCTAACGTGTGGGTAGTGGGTAATTACACTATCAAAGCAATTCTTAACTATGATCCGCTTGGAGAGAAGCCGTATGCAACTACCTCGTTTATTAAAGCTCCCGGTGCGCTTTGGGGACGGGGTATCCCCGAAATTATTGAAGACCTCCAAAATGTCTGCAATGCCGCTGCGCGGTCCCTTGTTAATAATATGGGACTCGCATCTGGACCTCAAGTTGAGGTTAACCTTGAGCGTATCCCTCCTAATGAAGACATTACGCAACTATCTCCGTGGAAAATTTGGCAAGTAACTAATGATCCCCTAGGGTCTAGTGCACCTGCGGTCCGTTTTTCTCAACCGGATTCTCGTGCTAATGAACTTATGGGTGTGTATGATAGGTTTAGTAAACTAGCTGATGACCATTCTGGCGTACCTTCTTACGTTACAGGAGACCTTAATGTGTCAGGTGCAGGCAGGACCGCATCGGGACTATCTATGCTGATGGGTTCTGCTGGCAAAGGTATTCGTCAAATTGTTATGCACATAGATAATGATATTATTAAACCTATTGTACAAAGACAGTTTATTTACAATATGCGTTACGATGAAGACGAATCTATTAAAGGCGATGTAGAAATTATAGCTAGAGGCGCTATTAACTTAGCGGTAAAAGAAACTGTAAATGTTCGTCGCGTAGAGTTTTTAAATGCAACGGCTAATCCGATTGATATAGAAATTGTAGGACAAGATGGACGAGCAGCCTTGCTACGCGAGGTAGCTAAAGGTTTACAAATGCCAGTAGACGATATAGTCCCGTCCCGAGAAAAAGGACGCTTGGGTTCACAAGCTAAAGCCCAAGCCCAACAACAAGCTGCAGCTGCACCTACACAACCTGATGGTTCTCCAAAAGGGGGAGCAGATGCTAATACTGTAACACCAAACGCGACGGGTAATGCATGAAGCGCCCTAGTCCTGATACAATTAAGGTTTTGGCGGCATTGTCTCGCCAGTATCCTGCATTACTCGAATGGCTCGACAGTTGGTATAGACACGAGCTTGAGAAACTACCTAATTTGGGTAGTGAGAACGTGGCACGTTCACAGGGGCGGTGTCAGGTTCTTAAAGAGGTTTATGACCTTATTGAAAAGTCCCCTGAATACGCAGCACAGTCTACACCATGAGACAGCTGTTTAATTACGCATACCGTTAGGAGCGTTTAGCATGGCAATACCAGCGCAAGTTAAGAAGCAATCTGAGGCTATTCAAAAATTGTACGAAGAACTTAATACTGAGACTGAGGAACAGGGTGTAAATACGCCCGAGGCCGTAGTTGAAGATTCTGTATCTGAAACAGTTAGCGAAGCCGACAGTGCGGAAGAACAAGCAGTCGAGTCTGATAGTCAAGAGCAAGTACAATCAGACAATGTAGATGAAGAAGAAACATTTGAGCGGCGGTATAAATCGTTGCAAGGGATGTATAATGCAGAAGTCCCACGTTTACACGCAGAAAAGCGTGAACTAGAAACGCGGGTTACACAACTTGAAGCATTAATGTCAACATTAAACACACCAACTAAAACTGACACTCAGCCAAAACCTGCACTCGTAACAGATGCAGATGTTGAGGAGTACGGTGATTCTATTGACGTTATGCGGCGTGTTAGTCGTGAAGAAACTCTGCAACAGCAAACACGTATGGATGAGTTAGAAAGCCTTATAAAAAACATGCAAACCAGTGTAGTGCCGCAAGTGCAGCAACTACAACATCCTTCTTCTT